TAGCAGGGGTCATGAAAAAGATCATGATGAAGATGATGCTGGTGAATTAGAGCTAGAGTTAGATGAATATTCTAACAGTCCTGATGAAGAATATGCTGGTATGTCAGCAGCAGTTCCAAGTGGTGACGATTTACATAATTCTAAAAGATCATTTAAACATAATTATCGTGGCGGCGATAATCCAATGAGTATGCCCATGCATGAAACTTTAAAATATAAGTTAAAAAACTTGTATACTGAAGTTAAAGGAAGATAATGGCCAAGTCTCTGGATGGTGTACTTACTAAGAAGGCTTATAAGAAAGAAAAGTATACCGAACAGCAGGTAGAAGATCTCTTAAAATGCAGTGATCCCGATATCGGATACTTACATTTTTGTACTAATTTCTTTTACATTCAACACCCGGTCAAAGGTAAATTATTATTTGACCCCTTTGAATATCAAATAAGACTGCTACACGCATATCATAATCATAGATTTACTGTAAACATGTTGCCTAGACAGATGGGCAAGACCACCTGTGCAAGTGGCTACTTACTTTGGTACGCAATGTTTCATCCAGATCAAACTATATTGATTTCTGCTCATAAACAAGCAGGAGCATCGGAGATCATGCAGCGTATTCGTTATGCATATGAACTTTGTCCTGACTTTATTCGGTCTGGTGTAATCAATTACAACAAAGGTAGCGTGGAATTTGACAACGGTTCACGTATTGTGTCCACAACTACCACTGGTAATACAGGTCGTGGTATGAGTATATCCCTGTTATACTGTGATGAGTTCGCTTTCGTTCCTTTAAATATGGCCGATGAATTTTGGACATCGATTTCCCCAACATTGGCCACTGGTGGTAAGGCAATTATTACTAGTACACCTAATAGTGATGAGGATACTTTTGCTACTATATGGAAAGAAGCTAATAATAATTATGATGAATTTGGTAATGAACAAGAATTAGGCGCCAATGGTTTCTTCCCGTTCACCTGTCGTTGGGATGAACATCCAGATAGAGATGATGAATGGGCTGCAGAAGAACAAGGTAGGATTGGCGAAGAAAGATTTCGTCGTGAATATGGATGCGAGTTCTTAATCTATGATGAAACATTAGTTAATAGTATCAAATTAAGTGAGTTAACTGGTAAGGATCCTTTGTTTAAAATGGGTCAAACTAGATGGTATAGTAGACTTAATCCAGATAACATTTATCTAGTTAGTTTAGATCCTAGTTTAGGCACTGGTGGTAACTATAGTGCTATAGAAGTATTTGAATTGCCCACATTTAAACAAGTAGCTGAGTGGCATCATAATACCACACCTATTCAAGGACAGATTAAAATACTAAAAGACATACTAAAATACTTAAGTGATGAAATGGGCGGAACTTCTAATAACATTTATTGGAGTATAGAAAACAATACTGTGGGTGAAGCAGGGTTAGTAGTAATTAAAGATTTAGGTGAAGAGCAATTTGGTGGTTTAATGGTGTCGGAACCTATAAGAAAAGGACATGTTCGTAAGTTTCGTAAAGGATTTAATACCACACATAGTAGTAAAATATCAGCCTGTGCTAGATTAAAGCATTTAATTGAAACAGGCCAGATGGAAATTAATAGCAAAAGTTTGATCAGTGAGTTAAAAAGTTTTATTGCTGCTGGTTTTACCTTCAAAGCAAAGAGTGGAGATCATGACGATTTAGTAAGTGCTTTGCTGTTAATGGTTAGAATGAGTACTTTAGTAGCTGATTGGGATCCTAGAGTATTTGAAAGTCTTAGTGGTGTACATGTAGAAGAAGATTTTGAGGCTCCATTGCCTATATTTGTTTCTAGCAGTTTCTAATAAATATTGATATGAGTGCAAATTTCCAACAAATAGCCAAAGATTTGGGCAGACAATTACAGACAAGGTTTCCAAGCCTTAAAAAATCCACTGCGGATGATAAACCTATTGATGGTGTTAACTTAAAAGATGCTGATGCAAGAAAGTTTAACTTTGATTTTGTCGACGAGAACGGTAAAAAAATAGTTAATGTCACTATTAGTTTATCTGAGGATGGTGAAGATCCAGGTTTAGATGTACAATGGAGTGATACTATAGATAATAGGTCATGGGATAGATTTATTAGAAATATACTGCCTAAATTTGCTCAAACACATGGATTAAATTTTAATGCACAGAATCCGTCACAAACTAATTTAGATAAAAGAGATTCCTTAGGGGAAAATGATATGAATGAATCAAAACTATTTGGTACTAGCAAGACCAGTTATCAAGATATAGGCGAGGCTAAAATTATAGTAAGACATAGTCAGCCAGTGAATTTAAATTCCATGAATGGGAGATCTCAACGTATTGAGCACATCTACGTTGAAAATGTAATGGGTGAGAGATTTTTATACCCAGTCAAGCACTTAAATGGTGCAAGAGCATTGGCTCAGCACGTAAGTCATGGTGGCACACCTTATGATGATATTGGTCGTCATGTTATTGGCCTCAGTGAAGAACTAAGTAAATTAAGATTTTTTAAGAATTATGTAGATCGTAGCCCTGTTGTTAGTGAAAGCATGGGCAATATCCAACAAAAAGTAATTGAGCGTATTAATGACATTAAAAAACAAGTACATTCATTACAGATGTCCAAAAATTACAGTGTTTTTAAAGAGAATTTTAGAGTAAATCAATCACAGGATGTGCCTGAAGAAATACTTAATGATTGGATTGACAGATTAACTGTACGTAGTTTTAATGAAGAATTAAAAACAGCATTTCCTTATATCTATAAATTAGTTGATGAATCGCAATTACCTGTTAAAGAAATTGATACAGAAGAGGACATGTTAAAAACCAGTGATGATAAAAAAGAATCAAAGTTAAAAAACAAAAAAATCAAAGAGTTAAGTGCCTTTGAAAGTTATCTAGATCAAATTGTCAAAGAAGATGATGATTTATTTGATGATAATGAGGAATTACAAGCTCAAGCCATGGCTGAATTAAAGGATTTATTTGGTAATGAATTACCATTAGGCACAGACGGGGATAATGTTAGAGATAGTATAAAGGGTATTATAGACAATAATAAATTAAATCGTGCTTTTCAAATATTAGCAGATTTAGGGTTGGATGAAATGGATGCTAGACCAATTATAGCATCGTATTTAAAATCACATGACAGAGAAAATGGTACAGATTTAAGTAGTAAATTAGGATTTGATGGTGTAGCAGTAACTCCTCCTGCTACTCCCCCTGCTACTCCCCCTGCTACTCCCCCTGCTACTCCCCCTGCCGCCCCCCCTGAAGCAGTACCGCCCGCAGTTCCCCCTGAAGCAGCACCGCCCGCAGCTCCTCCACTTGATGCAGGAATGACACCACCAGCTGCACCTCCTGGAGCTCCAGGCCCAATGATTCCAAATCCTGCTCCACTTGCTGAGAGTGGCAATGTAAATAAATTAGTTGATGAAATTCGCAGTCGTATTAGTGGATTCTTTAATCAAACTGAGGGAACCTTTACTATAGGTGAAGAAGGGTTCGTTACCAAAATGTGTAAGGAACTCAAAGAAAAATATCATGTTCCCCCGGGCACTCATAAGGCTGATAGATTTGATCACATGGTAGAAAGAGCTTGTACCAGTATCATGGAAAAGTATAAGCAGCGTCATAGTCATTCCAGAGAGTTATCAGACATTAAAAGAATGTCTGGATTACATAATCATGAAACAGACGAAGTATATGATCCAATGTCGGCAGCTCGTGAATTGGCACAAAGAGATATTGGCAGATCTCAAAATAAAGCTAATCAACTACCTAACGGACAAGGGTCTGGAAAATTTGTCCAAGGAAAATTAGTTAATCCTTCAGCAGGTCAACAAGGTTCTGGCAACGATTCAAATATTCAAAGACGAAGAGCAGGAGCTGATATGATGGAATCCGAACTTGCAACAATTCTAAAAATTGCAGGATTGACAAAATAAGTTTTATTTTTCTTGTCTTTCTGCTTGCAGAGCTAAATAAAAACGCATATAATAGCTATATGCGTTTTTTTATCGGGCACGTGTCTGGTAATATAGGCAAAACATAGGCAAATATAGGAGAAAATACTATGGCAACTTTAGCAGAAATTCGAGCAAAATTAAAAGAACAAGAAATTAAAGGCGGAGCAACAGGTGGTGGTGATCTTTCAATTTATCCTTTCTGGAATCTTAAAGAAGGAGGTGAATCAGCTGTAAGATTCCTCCCAGACGGCGATGATTCTAACACATTCTTTTGGGTAGAACGTGCTATGATCAAGCTGGAATTTGCAGGCATGAAAGGCGAGACAGACGGCAAAAAAGTCAATGTACAAGTTCCTTGTGTGGAAATGTACAATGATGGTTCAGTTTGTCCAGTACTTAGCGAAGTTCGCGGGTGGTTTAAAGATCCCTCACTTGAAGCAATGGGTCGTAAATATTGGAAAAAGCGTAGTTACTTATTCCAAGGCTTTGTTACTGAGGATGGTCTCAAAGAAGATCAAATTTCAGAAAATCCCATTCGTAGGTTTATTATTGGTCCCCAGATCTTTACCTTGATCAAGGGTGCCTTGATGGATCCAGAAATGGAAGACTTGCCTACTGATTATGTTCATGGTGTAGATTTTCGTTTAATTAAATCCAGTAAAGGTGGTTATGCAGATTACGGCACTAGCAAATGGAGTCGTCGTGAACGTCCTCTTAGTGACGCTGAGCAGGCTGCTATAAAGCAGTTTGGGTTGTTTACTTTGAAAGATTTCTTACCTAAGAAACCTACTGAAGTGGAAATGAAAGTAATCAAAGAAATGTTTGCAGCCAGCGTTGACGGCGAAGAATTTGACATGGAGCGGTGGGGTCAGTACTACAAACCCAGCGGCGCTAGCCAAAGTACTGGTGATCCAGTATCTTCTAA